AGAGATGCACAAGTTCTCTAAAGGCGCACAGAAAGACACCCTATCACGAATCTTTGACAAATTAGGATAATGAAAAAAGTAGAATCTATTTGGGCTGAACTATCAGCCAAAGCACAAGAGGTTGCTCAAGAGTCTACTGAACTATCCGAAGTGAAGGTTGAGTTAAGCGTAGTCAACGACATCAAAGCGTTGGTTAAAGAGATGCAGTCTCTTGCTTTTGATGAGAACACCGCACTAACTGCTATGGCACGAGTAGTTTCCGACTACCGCAATGTAGTTAAGAAGGCAGATGCTATGTCAAGAAAGGCTGATACAGTAATCAAAGATGCTGAAGCAGCAGCGAGAGAACTTGGTGTAAACCTTAACGAAATTGAAGACTTGGATAAACTCAAGAACCTTATGGGTATGATTGAGAAATACGATGCCAAGTATCAACGAATTGCAAAGGCAATATAATTAAGTACAACAATCAATAATTAAATAAATAGAAAGATGGCTACATCAATCACAACTACATATGCTGGAGAGTTTGCAGGAAAATACATCTCTGCCGCATTGTTATCAGCCGACACCATTGAAGGTGGCGGTATTACTGTAAAACCAAATGTTAAGTTCAAAGAGGTAATGAAAACTCTTTCTACTAACGCATTGGTAAAAGACGCTGCTTGTGACTTCGCTGACCAAAGCACAGTTACTCTTGCAGAGCGTATCCTTCAACCAGAAGAGTTCCAAGTAAACTTGGAATTATGTAAGAAAGATTTCCACAACGATTGGGAAGCAATCCAAATGGGTTACTCGGCTTTTGATAGCCTTCCTCCATCATTCGCTGATTTCTTAATCGGTCACATCGCTGCTAAAGTAGCACAGAAGACTGAAGAGACTATTTGGACGGGTGTTACTGCAACTGCAGGTGAGTTTGACGGCTTTGCTACTTTGTTGGCTGCTGATGCAACAGTTATTGATGTAGTAGGTACTACAGTTACTGCTGCTAATGTAATTGACGAATTGGGTAAAGTAGTTGATGCTATCCCAACTGCGGTTTACGGAAAAGAAGACTTGTACATCTATGTATCTCAAAACATTGCTCGTGCTTATGTTCGTGCATTAGGTGGATTCGGTGCTAACGGTCTTGGAGCAAATGGTGTAAACAACGCTGGTACTACTTGGTTCAATGGTGGTGACCTTGCATTTGATGGTGTTAAGTTGTTCGTATGTTCTGGTATGGCAGACAACGATATGGTAGCAGCACAAAAATCAAACTTGTTCTTCGGTACTGGTTTGTTGGCTGACCACAACGAGGTGAAGCTAATTGATATGGCTGACCTTGATGGTTCTCAAAATGTTCGTGTAGTTATGCGCTTTACTGCGGGTGTACAACACGGAATTGGTGCTGACATCGTTTACTACACATAAGAAGTAGTTTAGTTAATAATTGAAGGGGCAGGTAGGCATATGCTTGTCTGCCCTTTTTTATAAAAAAAATAAAGAATATGGCTTGTGATTTAACAAAAGGTCGTGCTTTACCTTGCCGTGAGTCGGTAGGTGGAATCAAAGCGGTTTACTTCGTAGACTTCGGTGATTTAGGTACGATTTCTCTTACCTCCGATGAGGTAACTGATATGACGGGAACATTCTCTGCTTACAAATACGAGTTGAAGGGTGCTTCAAGCGTAGAGCAGACAATCAATGCTTCTCGTGAAAATGGAACAGTCTTCTTTGACCAAGCGGTTAACCTTACTTTGCCACAATTAAGCAAAGAGGATAACAACGAGTTGAAGTTGATGGCATATGGCCGTCCTCACATTGTTGTAGAAGACTACAACGGAAACGCTTACTTGGTAGGTCGTGAGAATGGTGCTGATGTTACTGGTGGTACTATCGTTAGTGGTGCTGCAATGGGTGACCTATCTGGATACACTCTTACATTCAACGCTATGGAGCGTACTGCTGCTAACTTCATTGATGGAGCGATTGCAGGAGACCCATTTGATGGTATGACTTCTGCAACTGCAACTATTGTGCTTTCATAATAAAGTAGTATATTTGTAGGACACTACATAGGTGTTTTGGTTTGGTTAGGGCAGCTCTTCGGGGTTGCCCTTTCTTTTTGATAACACTTTACCTCTCTTGTGGTTAACTTATTATGCATATAGTTACTACAACAAACAAAGCTATAACATTTGTCCCAAGAGCATTTGAAACAAGTGTATCGGTAGTTATTACCGATGAGGAGACTAATACCTCTGCTACAGAATCTCTAACGGCTACGATAAGCACTAATTTCTTGGTTGTAACGCCTTCTTATACTTTTGTTGAGGGTAGATACTACAACATTAAAGTAAGTGGCTCTAACGAGATATATAGAGGTAAGGTTTATTGTACGAATCAAACGAATCTTGAGAAGTTTAGTGTCAATAGTGGTGAGTTCACTTACTACGAGGATACTGATAATGATAATCAATACATATACCGATGAGCAATATACGCATCGTAAATCTTGCATCGCACACTACCCCTCAAGTTGTTGAAGACAACCGAAAGGAGTGGGTAGCTTATGGAGATGACAACAACTACTTTCAGTTCCTTATAGACAGGTACAACGGAAGTGCTACAAACAATGCCATTATCAATGGTATGACTGAACTTATCTATGGTAAGGGTCTGTATGCTACAGATGCTTCTCGTAAGCCCGATGAGTATGCTATGATGAAGAGTCTCTTCTCTCGTACTTGTATGAGGAAGGTGACCTTTGATTTAAAGGCGATGGGTCAAGCAGCATTCCAAGTTATCTATAATAAGGACAAGACAAAGATTGTACAAGTAGAGCATATGCCTATTGAGACACTCCGCTTTGAGAAGATGAATGATGACGGAGAGGTTACGGGATACTACTACTCTAAAGATTGGACAAAGATTCGTAAGAAGGGCTTTGAGCCTACACGCATTCCTGCCTTTGGATATGGAGAGAAGGGTGAAGGGTTAGAGATTTATTGTATCAAGCCTTATCGTAGTGGATTCTACTACTACTCACCTGTAGACTATCAAGGTGGTTTACCTTATGCAGAGTTGGAAGAGGAGGTAGCTAACTACCACATCAACAACATTAAGAACGGATTGAGTCCTTCTATGTTGATTAACTTCAACAATGGTGTACCAACTGAAGAGGAGCGGGAGCTTATAGAGAGACGAATCATTCAAAAGTTTAGTGGTTCAAGTAACTCTGGTAAGTTCATTCTTGCGTTTAACGACAACAAAGAGATGGCTGCCTCTATTGAGCCAGTACAATTAAGTGATGCAAGTGAGCAGTATCAGTTTTTAGCAGACGAGAGTATGCGTAAGTTGATGGTAGCCCATAGAGTTACCTCACCTATGTTGATGGGTATTAAGGACAATACAGGATTGGGTAACAATGCTGATGAATTAAAGACGGCAAGTCTCTTATTCCACAACACAGTTGTACGCCCTATCCAAGAGTTGATATTAGATGCTATTGATGACATCCTTGCGGTGAATGGTGCTTCATTGAATGTGTTCTTCAAGACACTACAACCTTTGGAGCTTCAAGCGGATATGGCTGAAGAGGAGAAAGAAGAATTAAGCAAAGTAGAGTTGGGGGACGATAGCCGCCCTTTTCTTGATGACGAGTTAGCCCACGAGATGTTAGATGCATTGGCTGACTTGGGCGAGGAAGAGCCAACCGATGAGTGGGAACTCATAGATGCAGAAGATGTAGGAGATGACGAACCCGAAGACTTTGATGTTGAGGGCTATTTAAATGGGCTTGTAAGCCTCTCCGCTACGCAGGATAGTAACCAAGACACCAAGTTGTATAAAGTCCGTTACAAGTACTCTAAAGGCACTTCAAAGACACCTGTAGGAGATAGCAGAGATTTCTGCAAGACTATGTTGTCTAAAAAGATGTTGTACCGTAAGGAAGACATTGGACAGATGAGTGCAAGAGGTGTGAACAAGAAGTTCGGACACAAGGGTAAGAACTACTCACTATTTAAGTACAAGGGCGGTGTAAACTGCTACCATAGATGGGAGCGTAGAATCTACAAGAAACGATTAAAGAAAGACGGAACTGAATGGGGAGGTAATGCCC